CAGTCGTACCTATATTATCTAAGGTAACTTTTACGTCTTCTTTTTTTATGTAAGGAAATGAAAAAGTATAACTTGTTTGTGTTCCATTTCCTGTATAAGTATTTTCAGTTGTTGCCATGATTTTTTAATTACGAGTGTTAGTAGTAAGATCTGTAATGCCGGAAATAATACCTCTCATAGCTTTGTTTTCTTTTTCTTTTTTCTCTGCTATTCTTTTTTGAATTTCACCTTTCATTCCTAGATCTAAATCATCAAAAGCAAGTTTTTCTGCATCTTTTCTTGCTTTATCAAGTTCCATAAAAATCATATCATACTTACCAATAGATATATCTTCAGAACTGATACCTTTAGATCTAGCTTCTTTCAATTCTTTAACAGTACTACGTGCATCAGCTAACTTACTAATTCTTGAAATTTCACTACGCCAATAACCACGTTCACCCATAAGTTCAGATAGTTTAGAGCGTTCTTCAGGTAAAATTTCAATACTTTCTCGTGTTTTAAATAAAGATGATGAATCATATTCCATATCATTAAGAAATTTTTCTTCTGGTGATTCACCTTCGTATATTTTAATTGGAGATATTGTATTAAACAAACGCACCATCATGTTATAGTTATTTGGTACTTTACCTGTTACAGGACTGTAGATATAAGGTTGTCTGTTAGAAGGATCAAAAACATTAAGATATTGATTTTTGTTTTTTATAAGACTTGCTATATCTTTCTCAACATCTTTAAGACCGCCATCGATAATTTGACTAACGTTATTACGAACACCGCCTAAAGGTCCAAGAGCATTAATTTGTCCAGCAGCAAATCTATTAAAAGCATATTCATTTCCGCTAAGAATTTCAACTAGTGGTGTTAAAACAGAAAGAGCAGTATCTTCAGTTACAGCAGAAGCAAGGATAACAGCCATTTTAGCTTTTAAATTCTCTGTAGCTGCTTCACCTAACATATCAATATTATCCCCAATAGTAGCTAAAGTAGCAACCCAATTACTTAAACCAGGACCAAGTAATTCATCATAACTAATTTTTTTACCAAAAAGGCTAACTGTTCTAGGCTTCCAGCCTCTTCTCTTTCGAGCTGCCATTAACTGTCTATCATAAGACCCGTCACCTGTCATTGCAAACCAACCATCTCCAGTAAAAACATTAGTTAAAACATTTGAAAGAACCAATCCTGTTATAATAGAAGAGATACCTTTTCTGCCTAAAGTTTTATTTTTTAAATCAACAAGAGTATTTAATTTAGCTACACCATCCATTTGGCTTACTTTGTAGCCACGGGCTGTTAAAATATTATCTACTAATTCAGGTTGCCCCATAAATGTTTCAAGTGGAGTATAAGCTAAGTCATTTATATCTTTTTGAAAAGAACGTATTGGAGCAGGGATATATTCATCAGCAGTCCTAACTACATTTACTAAGATACCAGGAAATCTATTAAAAGCCCTCAACAAAGGAACTCTTTCATAAAGACTATTTAACGCTGTAACCATATCACTGTTTAGATTTAAAGCTAGTTCACTTGTGTTATACTTAACTGCTTCATCTACAATAATACCGTTTTCATCAAACATACTATTATATTCTATGTTAGCAAGTCTCTTTACTTCATCAGGTGATGCTGCTTTACCAAGGCGTTGTATCTCATCCATAGCACGGAAACGAGCTTGTGCATTAGCGACATTAGCACTTGTGTAACCATCAAAACCAGTAAATGTATTTGGAATGAATCTAAATACAGGGTCTGCTTCCATTGCTTTAAGATTATCATATAAATCTACAACATATTGAAACCCATATCTACCATTATCAGCTTCAATCTGTGCAATTTTTCTGTACCCATCAATTTTAGCTTCATTCTTAATTACAAAATCTAACCTAGTAGCATCTTTCACACTGTTAGGATTTTGGGATGCTTTCATAAACATCTTACCAGCATAAGGTAAGGCTTTTTTTTGTGTATCTAAGACAGCACTATAAGCCATCCAGCCACGTTGTACTGATTTAAGATCTTGACGCATTAAAGCACCTGTAAAATAACTTAGTGGTTCTGCTACCATACCACTTAAATTACCATATATAGCTTTAGCACTAGAAGTTACAGAAAACAAAGAGTTATAAAAATTACCTCTAACAGCTTGTGCTAAAATATTAGGTGCTTCAGGATTACCATCAACAATTGGACGCCACCTAACAAAAGTATTTAGAATATCTTCATTCATTTTAGTGATACTATTGATCTTACCATCACTAGCCTCATATAACTCAAGAAATCCGTCAAGAACTTCTGGGTTATTTTCTTCTAAATACTGCCAGTTTTGGGTAAACCGATCACTTTCGTCTTGAATAATACGTAAAGCTTGTGGTGATTGTTCAATAATCTCTTTGTTTAGTTGTTCTGGTGTCTTACCAAATGCACGAACACGCTCACCTAAAGCCATGATACCACGTTTCTTATCTACATAATACTCGGTAGTTCTTTTTAATTGTTGTAGGTAAGCTAGGTTATCACGTACTTGTTGTTTAGCTTGATCAACAGCAGCTGAACCTCGGTTAAGTCTAATACCTTCAGATAGATCAGAAATTTGACCAGCAATTGACGTGGCACTATAAGCTTGTGCTTTAGCAATATCCATACCAGTAAACTGCTCAGCTTGATCATCGATCATCCTGAAGATACCTCTGTATCCTTCATCAGTTAATTCTTCCAAACCAAATTGATTTTTTACAATAACAGGATCAAGAATCTTACGGATTTCATCTACACCAACAGTAGGATCAAACAATTGAAGTACTAAGTTATCACCTTGTTCTTGAATTTCATCAAAACTAATTGCCCAATCAGCTGCATCAACACGATAACGATCAGCATCTTTCAGTTGTTTAGCAAGACCAACAGTAACTTGTTCGACACCACCTGGTGTATTAATAGCAAACTTACGTGCAGGTTCACTAATAAAGTTACCTAAACGACCATAAACTGATCCTTTGTTTTTTGCAACACGTACTGCATCAACACTAGCACCAATGATACCAAAATCATCCAAAGAACGCATCCCAACTTCATTCCAATCATAAACGTCATTTACACCTTTTAGTGGGACGTTAGAATTAGGATTCATAGCTTGATTGTAGTAGCCAAGCTCATCAAGATCTGCCTCTTGTTTAGCAGCATATCTAGAAAGTTCTTCTACTAAATCATCACTTTTAGCAGCTGGCTGCATACTATCGATAATTTTCTGTGCTTTTGATGTTTCACCTATAAGTTTAGGTTCTTGTATAATACCTGATCCAATTTCACCTAAACTACGTTTTAGTTTTCCTAAAGATCCTACAAAAGGAAGCAAAAACCCTAACGCTAAACCTTCATTAATGTTTTTAATACGTTTTTCATCTGAACTATCTTTATCTAATGTAGCAAAACTATCAGGAATAAAATCAAATTGTGCTGGTAATTTTGACGTTAAAGATTTGTATAGTCCAGATTTTTTAATAGAACCAGAAAGATTTTCACCTTCAGTTTCAGAACTGATAGCATCTACAAGTACACCAGAACCACCTTCAATACCCCTAGTTCCAAGGAACTTCATAAAGGCAGTATTACCTAACCTATTGATTGCGTTACCAGCTCCAAGTAACTTAGTAGTTGCAACTTGTGCTTTAGTAGCCAGTGCCATACCAGCACCTTGAAGAAATAATGTAGGCGCAATAACAGAAGTAATGCTTCTTACAGTCTGCGCTAAATCATTTTCGTACTTAGATGCTTTAGGGATTTGTAATCCTGTCTTAGACAGTAGTTTATTGGCAAAATCAGTTGGGAAGTCAATTAAACCTTGGACTTCTTTAAAGTCTAATTCTCTTCCTTCACGCTCCAAGCGTTCATAATCAATGTTTCCTTCAGGAGTCCTGTAAGGAGTGTTTGGTGAACCTACAAGTTCAGTAGGTGGTTGCTGTTCCGTTGGTACCTCACCCGTAGGTGCAGGTTGTTCAATTGTTGGTGTAGTTTGACCTCCCGTAGGAGGTTGTGTCTCTTGTTGTTGAAGCTGCTGTTCTTCTTCCTCATAAGAAGCAATTCTTTGTTGAATTTCTTCTATTTGTTCGTTAGTAAGTTGTAGATCAGCTTCTTGTTCATCTAACACATATTCACTACCAACATTTGAATAATCTAATGGATCGTTCATGTTGTTTTT